CTTGTAGTAGCCGTTCAATGCTTCGGCGAGCAGACTCACCGTCAATAACCCCGTTCATTATTATGGTTACGCCTTGGCCAGCGCCATTGTCTGGGCGAATAGATCCCGAGCCACTTGGCACAAATAATTCAGGACCAAACTCGCCTACTCGTGTCAGCTGACCAGCGCCTACAGGGCCTCCAGCAGCTCTTGACGTGTATCCGAGTGCCTTGCCTAAACGTGAGTCAGCAAACTTTGGACCCTCGCCCGGGTTAATAATAAGAAACTCTAATACAGCGCCGCCAATGTCTTTGGCTTTCTTGTAGGCATTAGCAACAGAGTTAATGCCATTAGCAACACTGTTAAGCGCATTAGCAATGTTTGTGAGTGTGTCTGTTGATCCCTTGGCGTCACTGTCTGTAAGTGTGGCAAACAACTTGCCAAATGCTTCGGCTACATTGCGTAATGACTCACCGAGGCTAATACCGCCTGACTTACCGCCTAAATCATTGGAAAGCATTTTGACCTTGTTTGAAAGGCCACTACTTTCATCCTCGCCACTAAATCCCTTGGCAACTAGGTTTACTTGTTCGAGTAAGTTTTTAAGTGTTGGCAGGATTGCAACACCAATTGATTCTTTAAGTTCACCAAAACGCTCTGTGACAATAGCCAACTGGCCAGCATAAGTCTTTGTGTTGGCTTGAGCTGCGCCACCAAATAATCTAGCCAACTCGCCTTGGACTAGGTTAAAGTCTCCAGACTTCTTAATTGCATCATCAAGTGGAATACCTAAACGAGTTAAAGCACCAATGTTGCCGTTGTAAGCCTTGCCAAGAGTTAGGGATACAGTTTCAAGATCTTTGCCAGTTGCAACACTAATGTCTAAAGCAAGGTTAGTTAGTTCCTGTGCCTTGCCAACATCACCAGTGGCTCGGGCAAGATTAGCCAGTGCCGGGCGCAACTTGGTATCGGCTACACCAAAGGCTAATTGTTGTTTAGTGATGTAGGACTCGGTGCTTGCTATTTGGGCATCAGTAGCATCAGTGGTATTTCTAAGTGCTTGCGCCAACTTGACTTGGGACTGTTCATCCTCGATTGCTGCCTGTACACCATCAATACCAAGTTTGATTGCGTAAGCGCCAGCAGCTGCGCCTGCGATAGCAAAGGACTTGGCCATTGCTTTGGAATATTTGCCAACCTTGCTGGAGAAAGACTTAGTGCTGTTATCAGCCTTGTCCATACCATCTAGGAACTTTTGAACATCAGCAAGTAATGAAAGTTTTAGTGTCCTTGTATCTGCCATTAGCTGTACCTCGCCCAATTGTCCATGACTTTATTACACGCTGAAAACCAGCGCTTTTTAATTTCAGGTTGCATGCCTTTAAGTGTTGGAAAGATCCAGTAACCCTTGTTGCCCCGACCCTCCCGAGATGTGCGCGGTGGGAATCTAAAGCCACCATTAGCAAAGGCATTACGGTTGCCAAAGGCGTTGCGGTCTCCACCGAATTCATTACCAAATAACAATTGCCCGGCATTAGCACCGCCAGAAACTCGGCCTTTTGAGCCACCAATGTACACAGTTGGTACACGGTCTCTAGCAGGTCTTACAGTTTGAGCAACAATGGCAGCTTGTTTTGGGTAGAAAGGATGAGCAAAACCTGCTTGTTGAATGCCTTGTGCAGTCCAAGCACTAATGGAATAAACGTCATTCTTTAATTCAAACTGCGCTTCTTTATCCATTTGATTAAGCGCTTTAAGCAAACCACGATAATCAGAAAGATCTGGGCGGACTGTAATACTGCTTAAAGTTTCAGCCATGTCCATTCCTTTCTTTTATCAGCGTAATTGCTGTCTGTATGTCTGCGAGCGACCAGTCCAAAAGATCTGACATTGGGATCCCGGTGGATACTGCGATCCTTACCAATAAATCCCTTAGTTCTCTTTTGGGCTTTCCTCAACCACCTCAAAGCCGTCAAACTCATTGACAACCCATGCTTGCTGGTTTGGCAACTTTGTATGGCCTGCGGCCTTTGCTGCTTTGTAAAGCATGCAAGTGATCACATCTAATGATCCCTCGCTCATCTTTTCAGCTGCTTGGGTGACTGTGTATCCAAGATCCCTTTCGATCTCGATCCAAAGCCATGTTGACTCGTCGCTCACTATGTAGTTGTTGCCCTGTTTTGTAGTGATGTTGTATTGCATAATGGTTGCCCTGTTCTCTCGATTATGTTCGGGTTACTGCGCCATCCTCGACTACAAAAGATAGCGAGGTGGTTAGTACGTCAGTAGCCGCGCCACCAACGGTTGGAAATACTGGGAATACCTTGCCAGCAAATGTGTCACCGTTTACATCAAAACTAAATGTTAGTGATGTATCTGGCGCGCTTGATGCTGCATCCCAAAGAGCCGAGATGATGCCAGCGGATGATGAATCATCTAGGTAAAGTTCCACATTTAGTGTGGCGGTCTTATCTACGGTTTTGTAGGCGCGACCTGATAGAACCTCAAGCACTTGCTGGTTGTTTTCCATTTCAAGTGTGACGGTTGATGCTTGGTCAGCGTATGACACAGAGTTGATGCTCAAAGTCAGATTCCGACCAGTTATGTATGTTGCTGGCATGACTTGCCTTTCTAGTTGGTTGTGACCATCTCTATGTTGAGTTGGCTGATAAGCATGTCGGCGTTTCCGATTTGCTGGACTGTGGGTTGTGACCATCCACCCAAAAACGAGATGTTATTGGCTAGTAGATCAGTTACTGAAAAGATCAAAGTTTCTAAGTTGGCTAAAGCAGCGCGGTTATCAGCTGCGTTAACTATGCAGGTAATGTCAAAGCGAACATGGCAACGAGAGCCACCAATAGCGCCAACTGTAATGTAAGGCGATCCCGGCACAAGCACAATGGCTGGTGGCGTTATGTTCTCATTTGGGTATGCGTAAACTACTCGCCCGGCAGCTGCAAGAGTTGCGGCGAGTGCATCACGGTAAGTCGCTAAATTACCCAAGGTAGCCTCGGGTGTCTAAGTGCTTGCCAAGTAGGCCTGACACACGAGTAAGCATTGAGCGCCCTAGGCGGTACGGTGCTGGACTTTGGAAGTCAACGCCTTGCTGTCCTAGTGTGCCAGTGCGTGTTATCCAAATGTCGCATGCAATTGCCATGGCTGCCTCACGACATTCTGGCACAGAATCGTACAGAGTTGCTTGACTTGTTAGCACTGCTCGCCCATTAGGTATTACATGGCGCTTAGTTATGTTTGCGTTTGTAATGGCAGCCTCAAAGAATGTAACGCCATCCTCTTTACCTACGGCTGTTACAGTGCGTGATCCGTCAAAGGGTGCGCCACACTTGCTAACCGTTAATGCTTGACCAACTACAAAAGTGTTGTCGTAGCAATAGAACCTAGCCACATTACTTGTAAGTGATACGCCTTTAATAGACACATCATCAAAAGTTAAATAAGAAAGGATTATGTTTTCAGCGCTATCTGCAACGGCTTGCACGATTGCATCAGCGTAGATGTCACCAATACCAAGTACGGCTTTTAACTCGCTAAGTGCGATTAGTGGCATCTCAAATCCTTATCTATTGAAGTGTGTGGGGGACACAGGGCCGCATCCCCCACACTTCTAACTAACTCTGACTTAGGTCAGGTTAAAGCGACGTACTCCGCCTGCGGTGATTGTCTTGACGGCCATGTAACCGTAAAGCATTGTTTCAATCTCGCCAGTTGTAACTACGTTTGTTGACAGCTGCAATACTGGGCTTTCGTAGATTGCAACAGATGATGGAACAACAATGAATGCTGATTCATCAATGTTGGTTGAGACAGCCTTGTTGGATACGTAAAGGTCTAGGCCCATTACGTTTCCGCGTAGTGACTGTGTACCAACTGCGCCAGCTGCGTTCTGTGGCTGTGATGCGCTGAAAATTGGTCGCTTGCTTGAATCCTGCGCGCCAATTAGCAGACCCCATTGGGATGTGCCAGCGATGTAACGTGTAGCCAATTCGCCAGTTGCCAAGTAAGCGGCTGGAGTTTCGGTCTTAACGAAAGACACAATGCCATCAACATCTGCGGCGGTTGCAGTTGCCTGTGTTCCACCTGCAGTTAGTTCAGCAATTACTGCGGCTTCAGTTGCCTGAGCGTAAACCCGGCGCATGTTATCCAACATGGCTGCGTAGAAGCTTGGATCTGCGCGGTCAAAAAGTTCTACAGAGTAACGCTGTAGTCCCTTGTAGGCCTTTACAGTTGCATCTACATAAGCAGACACAATTCCGGTTTCAGATGGTGCAGCACCTTCGGCTGTTTCTGCAACTGATCCTGATGTGGTGATCTTTGGAATGGATACGGTCATACCAGCGTTAGGTAGTGCGCGTGTACCGATTGCATCAATCGCGCCACGTGCGCCGATCTGGTTGTCTACAACCTGTGATACATACTGGATTGGCTTGAATGCCGGGTTGGTTGTGAAACTGTCATCAGCAGCTGTTAGATGCTTTGCATCCTCTGCCTTTGCGTGTGCAATCCATTCTGCACTTTCATGGTTACCTCGTTGTGCCTTGATTGAGTGTTCCAAGAAATGTGCTTGGGTCTTGATTGGTGATCGCGGCTTGGTGTAAGCCACTGGTGCAGCAGCGTGAACAACAGCGGCTGCTGTTACTTCATCTGCAACTGGTGTTGTTACTTCGTCCACTGTTATCTCCTGTGGTTCATCCTCTGCAGGGGTTTCTGCTTCGGTGGTTTGATCATCAGAATCGCAAGCTGCGACCTGTGAAATCTGTGCATCCTTAAATGCTGGGTTTGTTACATGGGCTACGGCTTCAAGTTTGGCGGATGATACG